AATATTCAAATCATAAAGTTTGTTTCGTAAAAACATAATAAATCCATATATAATCGACAATAATTTCATTAATTCTTCCTCAGCTTAACTTTCTTAATTAGTTTTCTAATAGTCCTTTATAAATTGTTTCCAGCCGTCTAAATCTATTTTTTATTCCAGATTTGGAAATTTCCATTAAGTCTGCTAGTTCCTGTAGGGACATTTCCTGATTTTCCAGTCGAATTCTTGCGGTTTCGCTTAATACGTCTGTCAATTCTGAAAGACCCATTTTTTCATCAATTACCTTTATCATGTTAATCTGCTTTTCAGAAGCCGATAATTTTTTTGTTTCATTTGCGATTTCCCAATTCATATTTCTATTAATTTTATTTCGAATTTCCTTATTTATCGTAACTTCTTCAAATTCAAAAAACGAATTTATTCCCCCAATTAAAAAAATTATATCCAAAATGTCTTCTGAATTTCTTAAATAAACAAGGCTCTTATTTTTTTTCTCTGTCTGAAAAACTTTTTTTCCCATCTGTTTAAACAAGTAATACAAATAAGTGGCAGAATCTTCAGTATCCACAAAAAAGTCCATTGCATAAGCCTTTTCTGGAGACTTTATATATCCACAGCTAAGGAAAAAGCCTCTGATTATCCCAGCTAACTGTTTTTCATTCTCCACAACTGAAAAATTTTTGTGAAAATAGATTTTTTTTAAAAATGATTTGTATTCCTGCTGATTGTGCTGAGTGGGAAAAAGTATCACTTCATACATTTTGTGTGTTCCAAGACGCTTACTAATAACGTATTTTAGTTGAATTGGGATATTTGTTACTGCCCGTAAATTTGAATAAATTCTTTTAGCAAGCGAGACATTTTCAGTACTGAAATAAATTCCGTGTTCTGTAATTACATTCTTTGCAATAAAAATTCCAAAAAGCTCTGCATAAATAGTATCCTTATCTGTGTTTTCTAAATTAAAGATTTCTCTTTTTACATTTGATGCACAAAGTTACGCACAACAGCTCTTCAATGTCACATTTCTACCTCTGCTATAAACTATGCTATACTTTTTTAACCTTTAGAAGTTCATTGGAGGTTATGTGTGAAATTTAATTTACGCGGTAGAAAATATAACACATACTGCTGTAGGTCAATATGCGTAGTGAAGGGGGAATGTTTAGTGAGACAAGGAAGCATTATTTAATAAGCCTAAGCACATCCTGCTCTATTTTTATTCGTTTATATCTTCTAAAAGGAGTACCTTTGTTGTGAACGAACATCATTGGGTCTGAGGTACGGGGCATAAAACGAAACGTACATAACACGAGGATGCCGTAAAATCGTGATTGGCGTTGATTGATAGAGAGTTAGGGATGTAAAAGGGCGTTGGGCGAAAAAAAACGAAGCGTATATAATGTAACATCGATGCGACATTCGTGTTACATGCGAGGGGGAGATGGTAGGGCTTGATGGGGCGAAATGTTACATTGGGATGTTTTTGGGGCGTTTCTAGGGCTTATTTAGGGCCATTTGGGCTTATCTAAGAGGCGTGAAGGGACAAGGCTATGGGTGAAAGCAGATGGTGTTTTCATCTTTTTTTATTGGCGTTTTGTTGTTTTATTATCGTTCAATTGTTCTATATAAGTATTATTTGGTATATTTGCATATCAAAACTATAAATGATATGGCGAAGGTTATACATGTGCACTTGTTGCAACAGATTGATGGCGTAAAGCGGCGTGACTGGTATTTCAGCAGCTTATCGGCCGTGTTCACCGTATTCACCCCTGAACAAGTGGGCGTGACAAAGAATTATCTGCTGCACGCGGGGTTGTCGGGAGGTGGCGTAATCATCAATAAACGCGCTGTTATACGGCAATCTACACTTATCGGGTGCAGTCGTGGATGAGTGCTTGGGATGGTGTTTTTAGGGCATTAGAACGCCATTAGAGGGGTGTTTTGGTGTGTATGACTATTGGGTGGCTTTCGGGCCGCCTTTTTTTGTGTCTTTTTGGGTCGTTTTTGGGTCATTTTTGGGTTAGGGGTGACATTAGGAGTGACAGTTAGGAGTGACAAAATGAAAAGTTAGGAGTGACAAAAACGCGTATTTGCCTAGCTAGTGTTGAAACGGAGTTAAATACCCTGTTCGTGTGTTTCGGGGCAAAAACGTGTGAATTGATGTTGAGTTAAGACCACACCCTTTTAAGCGTTTGTGCTTTTATAGGTGTTGATTATCAAGCATTTAGCGTTTTTACTGCCTATTTCTGAGGGAGGGGACGCCTAAAAAGGGGCGCGGGGGCGTGCCGGGAGGAGGTGGGGAGGGGCTTTAGATGAGAATTATCAACTATTCAGCGCGTACTATACCCTTAACGAGTGCGACATGGTAGAAATGCGACTTGTGGAGCTGAAAGGGAGGGTATTCTGGGTTGTCTGATACGATGAGTAAGTGGTCGTTGTCTTCTCCTTGTCGAATACGTTTGAGAAGAGCCCCTTGGTTGGTATCAATAATATAAGGCCTATTCCATTGAAAGAATATATCTTGCATTGGTACGACCTGGCATGCCACAATATCACCAGACCGATATGTAGGTTCCATTGAATCGCCACTTATTCGAATAAGGAAGTCGACATTTTTAAAACTAGGTATCACAAAATAATCGTATGCGTTAATATCAGCATCCTCTTCTCCTGCGAAATAACCCGCCATTGCAGTTTGCGAAATGAGCGGAACACCCTTTTTCTCGGTCTTAGAGGAGCGTTTTGTGGGGGTTGTCGCCTTAGGCATGGGAGTTGATACTAACAGCTGGGTTGCCTTTGGAGCAGCCAGTTCTGCCTTGATCATGTTGCCTTCACCGGTAAGAAGCCATCCAGGGGAAACGTTTTTGCATTTTGCAAAAATCAGATCATAATCAATGGTATTGCGGGACATCCAGGTACTAATAGTAGAAGGGGAAACTCCGAGTCTTTTCGCAAATCGGGATGGTTTTCCCTCGTCAAAATGAGAAATTAAGGCCTCTAAACGTTCTTTTTTATTCATATTTTGCATTTTGAGAAATAAAAGAGGAGAAATATTTTGCATTTTGCAAAATTAATTCTATCTTTGCAACGTGTTCAAAATGGAACACGCGCCAAATGTACAAAAAAAGGCGCGATCACACAAATATATAATATTAAAGAAAATGAACGAGACAACAGAAATAAAGGAATGGGCGACCAACGACTTCAAGGGTAGAGTGGCCCAAAGGCTGATGACAGACCGCGTAAGGTTCGCCTACGACCCCGAACAGGGCATAGTTTTTACCGCTCCCGAGGGGTATGTTAAAGATCTCGTTTACAAACTGATGGTTTGCGACGGGGCTAGAAAACGCCCGAACATCTATGAACTTAACAAATAAAAGGAGATACACGCATGAACACAGAAAACAAGAACGGCAAGCTGACCATAATAGCCCACGACATAGAGAGCAGGTTGGCGAAGACCGCCACGGACTTGGAAAATTACAAAACGAAGATGATGGAAGATTACACATGTTTCTTCCGTTGGTACATGGAGGACGCTTACAAGGCGAGTGCATACATGCAGGCTTACAAGCACCTTCAAGTGTACATAAGAGCGGGCGACATAAGCAAGCTGCGCCAATACCTACGCTATCAGGTGGAGAGTATAATAGCGCAACTGTTGAATGCAGGCGTGAGAGGCTTTTGCATTAGTGCCGAAGCCCTGGCCGAAGCCAACGATTTGGAAGCCAAGCGTCACTTGCTTGATCAATACAAGATGATGCTTGACACCATCGGTAACGAAAGTCAAGACGAAGGGCATAGATAATGGGCAGGGAATAAGATGAGAAGAATACAACAAACCGATATAAAAAGGAGCAGGATATGAAAAGGAAGATAGTGGTGACCGACGAGGTCAAGCAGAGGCTGATGAAACAGTTCAAGGCAAGCGAACGCAGCCTATACAACGCGCTGACCTACGACGAGCGCCGTGGCAACTCGCCCCTGGCCATGCGCATAAGGGAAGCAGCCATGAAGAACGGCGGCGTGTCGATGGCCGACGATTGCATAGACGTGGATACCATCCACCTGACCGACGGCACGATGAAGCAGTTCTTCCCTCGCGGCACGGTGATGACCGTGTATCGCAATGGTTCGGTAATTATAGAGAAGAACGGAAAATTGGTGAAGACACAACTGTGCCTTGGATTGTTAGAGGACTTTGAGGAGCTGCAGCGCGAGGCCGTGAAGATAGACGGAGTGGAGCGCGTTACGGTGCTAAGGTAAGGAGGTAAGGAGGCACATGACTATGGTAGAATATTACGAGGGCCGGCTGTGCATCCCAGCGAAGGAACTGGTGGAGCGGGGACTAATCAGCGAGGCCAACTATCGCCAGAAGGCGGCAAGGGGCAAGCTCGACATCGCCCGCACCGCCCGCGGCCTAGGCAACTACGCCCTTGTGGCCGTGGATACACTGCCGGCTGCGTTGAAGGAGGCCGTGAAACGCGCCTACCCCAACCTGCGCATCGTGCGGCTGGTGAACTGGGTGCGCGAGAACTACGACTATGACCAGCGCGCATACGCCTTTTTCTCCGACCCTGCGCAATGCGGCGTTGAGCTGCCCCGGCGACACGTGAGGGAGTACACCGTGAACGCAGGCGTGATAAGTGCGGCCGTCGCCCTGTACAATAGCGCGAAGGCACAGCACACGGTGATGGGCGAGGCATACGACTGGGACATGATGGCCGAGGCCATCGACGTACTCAAACAAGAGTACGGCCACACGCTGCCCACATCCTCCCTGCGATTTCGCAAAAAAGTGGCCGAGTTCAAGAAGAAGGGCTACGCGTGCCTGATAAGCGGCAAGTTCGGCAACCAAAGCGCGCGCAAGGTAGACCACAAGACGGAGCGGCTGATTCTGGGGTTGGCAATTTTGCCCAACAAGCCCTTCAATAGTAACGTGCACGAGATGTACCTGAGCTTCGTATGTGGCGAACTTGACGTGTACGACCCCGATACAGGCGAACTGTTCTGCCCCGACGACTTCACGCTGAAGAACGGTGAGCCGAAGACGCTCAGCGAGGGCACCATTAACAACGTGCTGAACGCCCCTAAGAACAAGCTGATGGTGGAACATGCGCTATCCACCTATACCACGTTTATGCACGAACAGATGCCACACATGCACCGCCACTCCGGCCGTTTCTCGCTTTCGCAGATCACGATGGACGACGTGGACCTCACGCGCAAGCTGAAAGACACCAAGCAGCGCGTACACGCATACTACGCCTACGACGTGGTGAGTCAGTGCGTGCTGGGTGCCAGCTACGGCCGAAAGAAAGACGAGAGCCTCGTGGTGGATTGTTTCCGCGACATGTTCCGCACCATAGCTCGCCACGGATGGGGCATACCGGCAGGCATCGAGGTGGAGAACCATCTGATGAGCCAATACCGCGACGGTTTTCTGCGAGCAGGCGAGGTTTTTCCCTTCGTACATTTCTGCGCCCCGCAGAACTCCCAAGAGAAGTACGCGGAGCCTCTGAACGGGGCTAAGAAACGCAGCATCATACACAAAAACCACATGGGCATCGGCCGCTTCTACGGCAAAGGTAAGTGGAGACAGGAATACAAGAAGGTGAGCGACGAATGGAACGACACCTACGAAGACCGCGAATACTTCACCTGGGAAGAACTGGTGGCCGACGACCGCGCCGACAGCGCAGAATGGAACAACACGCTGCATCCCGACCAGAAAAGCTATCCCGGTATGACGCGATGGCAGGTGCTTGTGGCTAACGTGAACCCCACGCTGCTGCCATACGACGCACGGACGTTGGCACGGCATATCGGCGAGGCTGTTGAGACCAGCGTAAGGAGGAACTCAACAGTGCGCGTGGCACACGAAGACTGGTGGCTGAGCAGTACAGCAGCACTGGAACGCCTTGCTCCGAACAACTACAAGGTGACGGCCTATTACCTGCCGGATGAAGAGGGACAGCCTACGGACGTGTATCTCTACCAGGGCGACCGCTATATAGATAAGGTGGAAAGGGTTGAGACCTTCAACCGCGTGATGGCCGAACAGACGGACGAGGACGTGGTGAAGTTCATCGAGCAGCAGAAGAAGGTGGCCGGGTTCAGGAAATACGTAACCGACAACGCCATCCAGCGCGTGGGTGTGATGAAGACGAAGGTGGAACTGACGATAGAAGATGAAGAGGACTTGGAAGTGGCCACACCACAGGCAGAGGAAGAGCTGCCGTTGCCCCCGATAATGGCAACAGACTGGAGCAGGGCCGGCGTGGATGCCACATAACGACAAACTAACGATAATCGAACGACATTAAAACAGCATTAAAACATGACACAAGACACCAAACAGCGGATTTTGGCAGCCGTGGCCGCCAACCGCACCAACTACCCCAGCGACGCCAAGCACGCCGCAAGTCTGGGAATAAGCACGAGCGTGTACAGCGCACTGAAGAACGGACAGACCGACAAGACGTTGAGCGACGCCAACTGGATATCGATAGCCCGCCGACTGGGCGTGGAACTGCGTGCCAGCATCGAGTGGAAGGCTGCACGCACGCCTGTATACCAGTTCGTGATGGCACAATTGGAATTCTACCAGCAGAGCGGCACGAGCGGCATATTGTGCGACATGCCCAACATCGGCAAGACGTTCACCGCACGCCTGTATGTGCAGACACACGCCAACGCGGTGTACATAGATTGCTCGCAGGTGAAGACCAAGCTTAAGCTGGTGCGCAAGATTGCAGCAGAGTTCGGCGTGAACGCCCGCGGACGGTATGCCGACGTGTACGACGACCTTGTGTATTACCTGCGCTCCATCGAGCAGCCCCTTATCATCCTAGACGAGGCGGGAGACCTGCAATACGAGGCTTTTCTCGAGTTGAAAGCCCTGTGGAACGCCACCGAACGCGCCTGCGCCTGGTACATGATGGGTGCCGACGGATTGAAGGAGAAGATAAACCGCTCCATCGAGTGCAAGAAGGTGGGCTACACCGAGATGTTGAGCCGATACGGCGACCGCTACTCGAAGGTTACGCCCGACGACGGCCGCGAGCGCGACGCCTTCCTTGCCGAACAGGCCCGCATCGTGGCCAAGGTGAACGCCCCGACAGGCACGGACATCGCCGCCATCGTACGCCGCACGGGCGGAGGGCTGCGGCGCGTGTATACCGAGATAGAGAAACTTAAACGAGCAAACTGATGGCCAGGACAAGAGCGTACACACCGCGTGAAGTTGGTGAGAAACGATACAAGACCCTGCCCTGGGATGGTGAGTGGCAACGCGTGTTTGGTCGGCCTGCACTCAACGAGCTGTGGTTCATCAGCGGCGCATCGGCCCAGGGCAAGAGCTCATTCGTTATGCAGCTAGCTAAGAAGCTGTGCGAATACGGCCGCGTGCTGTATGTGAGCGGCGAGGAGGGCATACGCCAGTCGTTTCAACGTCGCCTGCAACTCTTCCGCATGGAAGAGGTAAACCGCCGCTTCTTCATCATCGAAGACACAAGGATAGAGGCACTCACCGAGCGGCTGGCCAAGCACAAGAGCCCCCGTTTCGTGGTGATAGACAGCTTTCAGGTGGCCGAATGGACATACGAAGAGGCAATGGCACTGAAGGCGCGTTTCCCACAGAAGACGTTTATATACGTATCGCAAGAGCACAAGAGCGCACCGATGGGCAAGCCTGCCGTTCGTCTTCGTTACATTGCCGGCGTTAAGGTGCGCGTTTCGGGCTTCGTCGCGCTCTGTATGGGCCGCGAGAACGAGCATCACGGGCAAGGCTTCGTGGTGTGGGAAGAGGGGGCGGTGAGGTATGGGAACAGCAGTATGAAACAGACATAACAGGTTATTAGGATTTGTATTTTAGCAATATCCCGGTTCGTGAGAATAGGGATATTTTCAAACTGATTTCAACAACATTAAAATAAAGAATATGAATAACAAGCGAATCTACATCAGCGGTGCCATAGCGCACCACGACATCGACGAGCGCAAGGCTGCATTCGCAGCAGCTGCCGAGCATCTGAAAAGTGAGGGCTATACGCCCGTGAACCCATTCGACAACGGACTGCCCCAGAGCGAAGATTGGCGACGCCACATGCGCGTGGATATCGGCATGCTGTTACAATGCGGTAAGATCTACATGCTGCGCGGATGGGAACTGAGCAAGGGCGCGAAGCTGGAACTGGACGTGGCCAGCAGCTGCGGAATAGAGGTAATGTTTGAAACGCACAAGCCATGATACGCGGAAAATTCGGCAAGATTATCTTCACAGAAGAAGATCGAAACTGGATGTCAGAGCACTTCGCTAACATGAAGAACGACGAGGTGGCAAGCCACTTTGGGGTATCGGTGCGAGCAGCAGTGCGCCTAGCGCGCGAAATGGGTTTGGAGAAGAGCGCGGAGTTCGTACGCGCGATGCAGGCCAATGCCGTGCATCATGCCGCACGAGTTAACCGCGGACAGGGAAATGCAGGCAAGGCCAATCTTTTAAAATATGGCAAGGCCTACCGGTTTAAGCCTGGCATTGGGAATCGCGATCACGTGCCGTTAGATGCACGACCCGAAATGCACCGGCGAAGAGCTGAATCGCTAAAACGCCTAGTGATAGCCGAACGCCGACGCGTGGCCTTCGGACTAGAACAGAAGACAGCTCTGCGGGTTGTGCGAGCACCCAGACCCAAAGTACTATTGCGATACAAACTTCGCAAACATGGATACACAATTGCTCGTGCCTCGAATGATGCCACGATAACCACCGACACACGCAGGTCGGCCATATTGGAGCAGCGGGCAGAGAAGATGGGAATTAGGTTTTATCTAACAGAGAAACAGAATGATACACAAGGGAGATAAATTCACGGTGCACTGGGTTGGTCACGAGTCGGGTTATGTTGACAGGATCTACGAGGTTGTCGGAATAATTGACGATTGCCACTGTCCACGCCTGTCGTGGCTAACAGGACAACCCGAAACTCTCAGGCCTATACACTGCCACATATCGGCGCGCCTGGTGCACTCTCCACTAGAGATGCTGGACAATGGGCTGCACTGGTTCAACGACATCGATCCACAGACGCTCCATAGCATAACCAGTTCCGACTTTTGGCTGGAGATTGTCCGGCAGCCAGGGGACCAATTAAGTTTATTCTAAAGATCAAGACAATGAAACAGATTATCGAAACAATGATGGCTCGGATGCAAGCATGGCACGAGGTGCGCGCAAGGAGAATAGAGGCGCGGCGTGTGAAGCTGCTCGACAACGAGTCGCGACGTCGCCTGCAGCTGATGGAACACAACGGCACGACCTACCTCTCAATGGACGGCATGCCCCTTCTGGAAGCTTCCGACTTGACCAACGGCCTTACCGAAAGCCTGGCACGGGTAAGGGCAAACTACGTCGACTTCAGGGAAGAGGGGATATGGGCTAAGAGGTAGGCACATTCAAACAACATAAAAGCAAGCAATATGCCACCCGAATTCAATTACCGCCAGTTCTATGCGCTGCTCGCTCGCATGCCCTACGCGGATAAGGAGACGCTCGTGTACCAGTACACCAAGGGGCGCACCGAGCATCTGCGCCAAATGCATCCCGATGAATACCGTGTTATGTTGCGCGACATGAAGCGGGTGGTGGACGACGAGGACACTACACGCGAGCAGAAAAAGCGGCGCAGCGCGGTGCTCAAGCTGATGCAACAGCTCGGCGTGGACACCACCCAATGGCCTTGCGTGGATGCCTTCTGTCTGCATCCGCGCATCATGGGCAAGCGCTTTTGCCGCATTTCGGTCGACGAGCTCGAAGACCTGGCCGTAAAGCTGCGCGCGATCAAGCGCAAGGGCGGGATGAAAGACGAGACCCAAAATGCGGCACAACCAACACTGAAAGTGAAATACAAGTTTACAATTAACAACAAAAACAACAAGAACAATGAAAAAGGAAATGCTTGAGGGACTGAGTGCCCAGGAGAAGAAAGAACTGCTCGCCGCCTTGCAAAAGGAGGCGAACCAGGAAAAGAACGGTCGCCGACAGGCATACGAAGAATTGCGTGAGAAGTTCGCGCAAGACGTGCAGGGCAGGCTGAACGACGTGGTGGAGGCAGTGACGGCCTTCCGCGACTGGCTGGACAGCGAGTGCCGCGCCTTCCGCGACGTTATGGCCGAGTACGGTCAGCTGCGCAGCGAGAGCCAGAACGGCTTCACCATGACGGTGGGAGACTTCCGCATGACGGTGGCTGCAAACAATGTGAAGGGCTTCGACGAACGCGCCGATATGGCCGCCGAACGGCTGGTGGACTACCTGAAACGCTATGTGCAGCAGACCGAGAAGGGAACGGACGATCCGATGTACCAACTGGCCATGACGCTGCTGGAACGAAACAAGAGCGGCGATCTGGACTATAAGAGCATCTCAAAGCTGTACGACTTGGAGAGCAGGTTCGACCAAGAGTATGCCGAGATTATGCAGCTCTTCAAAGAAAGTAACGTTGTGCAACGCAACGCGCAGAACTTCTACTTCCACCGCCGCGACGAGGCGGGCGTTTGGCGCAAGATTGAGCCCAGCTTCTGCCGAATGTAACTGCATTGTAACCTGAATGTAAAAAAGTCCCCGCAACGCTTGTTGTTACGGGGACTTTTCCGTAATTTTGCATATTATTGTTAACGCGCACAACGATTATGGCAAGAGGGAGAAACAAGGATCTTATAATGGAACGCGACCGCAAGCTGTTCGAGCGGTTCTATTACTGGAGCGAGGTAAAGCGACTTCGTTTCGACGACACCATTGCGAAACTCTCCAACGAGGAGTTCTTCCTGGCCGAGGCCACCACGCTGCGCATCGTGCGCCGCATGCTGATGGATGGGGCCACGGTGGGCGGGAAGGCCGTGGAGAAGAGCCGGCGACAGGGGTTCAGGTCTTCAACCGCACAGAGACAGCCGTGCGGCCAATTGTCCTTGTTTCCCGAGTAGCCTCGGCCAAAGCGCATGTATAAGTCTCCTCGTACACCTTGATGCCGTGATTGAACGTGAAGAACCGCGAGCGCGTGCGTACGAACGCCCCCTCGCCCGATGGCCGATAGCCCTGCAGCAGCGCGTGCAGGGCTTTTCTTTTTTCCTCGCGCTGCATTATCCTTTCTGTAGTCTGGCTGCCAGCGTGCGTGTCATCATAGCAATCCAATATGAGGCGCACGCGCACCTCGCACGTTCCGCGCTGGGTGAGGTCGCCCGTGTCGGTCCAGTCGGTGCCTGGCAGGTCGATGAGGATGGCGGGATATGTAAGCGGATACATGTCCAGGTTTTCGTTGTCCAGTGCCTCCAGCTGTCCGTAGTCTTCGTCCACCGTGCGTGCCCACGGCAGTTCGCGGGCAATGTGGGCGATGGTGTTAGCGAGTATCGATTCCATTTCCTATTTCCATTAACGTATTAAGTATCATCTTATGTATCTTGACGTTTAGCTCGTGGCTCGGACCAACGAACTGGCGGCGCGGAATGTGTATGGCCGTCTTGCGCGTTAGGGCCATTGCGCGCCACGCCTGCGCCATCGGCGGCAGCTCCTTGGGCATTTTCTCACCCTTCTTAACCTTGGCCAGCGAATACACCATGTGCCAGGCATAGCGGCGCATCTTGGGTGTTATGCCGATGTTTCCACCCTCGTTATGAATGGCGGCATATGGCCGTGGGTTGGTAACCATCACCGCGCCGGGCATGGCCACTGCGTCTATGCTGCGCATCAGGTTGTCGGTGCCCGAGGTCAGCGGCTTGTATGACGAGCCCGCCTCCTGTCGCCGCGTCTTCTTCCAGGGGTGCAGCCCGCCGTTGGTGAAACCGCCATCGCGAAAGTTCTGCCGAAAGTGGTTCTTGGCTAGAACCGCCGCCTTGCGGGGTATGTCGGAGCGCATGGCCTGCTCCACCTGCTGTGGGGCGCGGGCGATGATGTCGGCTATTTGCTTGGCGTTCATTATTTTTCTTGTTATTTTTTTGGTGGTAACGAATAAAGTTGTATCTTTGCATTGGTACTGGAGAGCCGGCTTGCCGTCTCCGGAACCTCCAATAACGTTAGGCTGAATAAGCCTAACGTTTTGTTTTGCCCCCATACGTCAGCAACTTATTCTTCCAATGTACGAGTATTACACGTTCCTTTCCACTTTGTGAAAGGTAGCCATTAACAGTTCTATGTATAATCTCCCTATCAACGAAGCCAGGTATTTCCAGTACGATGTTGTCCGCTTGTTTCTTGGCCTTCTTTATGTGGTTGATGATGGCGTTGTGCTGTTCCTTCGCATTAGCGTCCCTTTTTAAGCCGAACATGGACTTGCCGTCGAAAAGCTGTCCGTTTATCAGGTAGTCGGGGTTCTTTCCCTCTTTAACTCCCTGTGGCAACAATTGTCTGCGCAACATTCTTCCCTGTTCTGTTGTTTGCTCCAACCGTGGCAACAGGTACACCTTTGTCTTCAACTTGTCGGCAAGAAATTCTGCCAGTCGCTTGTTGTCGTTAAGCTCGTTTTCGCCATGATAAGGGCTTATGAGAACTTGCCCGTGGTGTGTGCGCTTGTAAGAGCCCTCATCAGGCGGTTGAGCGTTAGGCTCGCCCCATTGTTTGCTTGGCAACTTCGCGTCGATGTACGGGCAGTTAAAGCAATCTTTCTTCTGGTTCGAAAAGATGGCCCGCACGCGGTTCTTAACCCCGCGCGGCTTATGGAAGGGGCAACGGGCGCACGTCGTGGGGAAGTAAGGGTGCGTATCGTTTATCAAATGCCCGTCCTTGCCGGGGTTGTTGTCCAACCCGCGCTGCGGCTGCGGGGCGGGCATGTCCTCCACCACGTCGGCAGGCGTGGTGGGATCGTCCGTGGCTTCGAGCATGCACTTGCAGTTCCAGCGGTCTTGCGGATGGTGCTTTTCCCAGAAAGGGTGCTCGATTGGCAGGGTGAGTTTCTTTTCCCAATACCCGCGATGCGAGGCCTCGGCATCGGGCGACGTGGTGGGCATCCAACGGAGGTTGGGGAAGATGTCCTTGTTTTCAATGAACTCCTGCCAGTCGGCCGCGGCATGTGCGCGCAAAACGGCCGTATTGTATTCGGTGCGCAGCCATGCGCCCGTGTGGTGCGAGGCAATCGTACGAATGTCGTTCGACCACTTTTCGAACGGCTTTATATTGCCGTTCGAATCCCGCAGTTTGTCGGCCATCGCCTTGCCCATCGCATGTACCTTGAACGCCGCGAACACCTCGTTGCCGTGGCGCATGGCGTCAAGAAAACGATCGTTGTGTCGCGGTTGGTATTCGCCGCGTGCCAGGCCCTCGGCTGCCGCCTCGTTCATTGTGCGCTGCAGTTCGCGCCACATCTTCGGCTCGATTTCTTTGGAGGTGTCAAAACCCTCGTAAATGGTGTGCAGGAAGTCGCCCAGCAGGTCGGCCGAAACCTCCACGCCGCCTTCGGCATTGTGGAAATGTGCGTGACACCCGCACCGCCCGCCACCATAGTAGAGGTTGTCAATCAGAAGTCGTTGTCCGCCCCGATGGGCCTCGGGGCTAGGCCGAAAAAACGGCGCAGGGCGTTCTGTGGGGCTTTCTTTGTGTCCGGTTCGGGCGGTTCGGGCTGTTGGGTGAGTTGCTGGCGCAATGCCGCACGTTCCTCTTCCTTCTTCGCTTTCAGCTCGTTGTAGTTCTCGGGCTTGGCGACGCCGAAAGTTTCATACAAATAGTCGTCGTCGATAGGCAGCCCCATGTTAGACAGCTTCTGCACGATGTCAATCTGCTGCGCAGTGTTCACCTTCTCTTTCTTCGCATATACGAACTCGCCTCCGTCGGTGTTGAACCCCAATTCGGCGAAGATGTCGCGCATCTGATAATTGAGGATGTCGAGGATGAAGTCTCGGTCGTCGGCGTTCATCTCGTCTTCCTCCTCCTTGTGAATCGTGCCAAGGGCCTGCGTGCCGGTACTCTTGGCATCGGTGGTGAGGGTGTTTCCAAGCACGCGTATGCTTATCTTGCTGTCCCAATATTCGGCAAAGGTGCGGTACAACTCGCTGCTGCCGGTCTTGTTGCCCGCCTCGATTAGGTTCAGGTCGCTGTCCTTGGGATGGATGTACACCGCGTTCGTGCCTTGCTGCCGCGCCTCGCGGATGAGCGTCTTGCGCGCCTCCTCGTCACCGGCGTCGTAGGTATACTCGCGTATGGGCATGCCGAATATGTTGCAAAACCGAGCCCAGTCGCCCATGTTTCCCTTCTTGTACAGCACGGCGGGCAGAATCTCTGCGAATATTCCCAGTCCGCGCTCGGTTCCAACGAAGAGTGTATTTTCAAAATTCTCAATGGGCACTCCGCCGATGTCGCCTTGGTGACGAAGCACAAGGCCGTGCACGGGGTCGTAGTGTTTACGGTTTATAGAGTCGAAACGGATGTTGCCATCATCCTCTTTTCGGAACTGAACCAGGGTGAAGCCCCAGAACTCGGAGAGGATGAGTTCCTTGCGCAGCTGTTTGAACCAGGGCGAGCGCAGTTGCCTGTTTATCTCCTCATCGGGGTTACCATCGCGCTGAAATTCGATGGGTATCTGCGTCACGCCGCGCAGACGTTTCGCCATAACACCCGTGAGGTGCAGGTCGAAGTTCGCACTCTCGTACATGTCGTAGAGGCGCACGCGGTTGCTGTAATCGATCCCGCGCGCGGAAGTGACGGCATTCATGTAATGCTGCAAATTGAAGTGGAACAATTCTGGCATTTGCAGCACCACGTCGGGCTGGCGTCCGCCCGGGCTGGCGAGCATGCCGCCCTGCGTTATTCGGCGGCCTTGTGCGCGCCTTTGTTTCAGGTTCTTCATCTTGTAATGTTTTTGTTAGTCTGTCTATAAGAGAGTGGGGCGCACTTCGTCCGCCTTTATCTGCCATCGGCTCTTGTCCTCTACTTCTTCGGCCGGCAACAGCGGCGCACCGTCGATGGTCACGTCGCCACGCATCACACCCTTGAGCCACTCCACCGCCCGGTTGTAGCGGTCTTCCCTGCTCTTGGATATCTTATAGGGGTTGTGCTGGCAGAAGATGTGGTAGATGGCGATGTCCAGGGCGAACATCAGCACCAGGGCGTGGCGGTCGGTGCCGCTCGCGGAGAAAATCTTGTCGCAGTCGTACTTCTTGTTCAAGTACGACCGCATCTCCATGACGGCGCGGTCCTCGCATATCTCCACAATCTGCGGGTCGTAGTCGGCCGTGCCCTGCCGCAGCAGGCTGTCGAGAATCTCGCGGTGGATGCTCGCGTCATAGTCGGTAATCTCTATAAAGTTGCTCATGTCGTCTATATAATAAATGGGTTGTCCTTGTTTATGTCCTCGTCGTTAAGGGCGATGGTGTAGGTGGGCTCCAATTCGCCCGTCTTGCGGTCTACCATCGTAACGGCCCCCTCCACGGCATCTGGGCCGTCTGCGAGGTAAGGCAGGGTGAGTTCGAAGAGCTTGAACTGATTGATGAGCTCTTGCATGTGCGGATTGTCCTTTTCATCCTCGTTGAAAACCCATGCGCCCAGCCGGTCGAGCGGTTCTAGGTTGGCTTCTATACGCGTTGCTTTGTCCGTTTTCTTGCGCGTGTCCTCGCGGATGAAGAGCTGCACCTTGCGCTTGGCGCACTCGTCGCGCAGCAAGGGCTTGAACACCTGCTGATAAAAAGGGTCTTGCAGCTTGTTGTTCTCGATATACCAATACACGTTGGCTCGGCCCGCCACGTACTTGTCCAACTCAAAGTACCAGCCTATGAACTCGGCGTTGGTTTCGCGAGCGAGAAAGCCCTTAATTACGTAATACACCCCCTTGTACTTACCCACCAGCCACAGAGCCTTGGTGCTGCTTGCCTTCTTCTTGCTGTCGGAATATGCGGGGTCGCCGTAGCCGATTAAAAAGCGGAACTTCTTCAATGGCGGCACCTTGCCGAAAGGCAGGTTCTTAAATATCTTGCCCTCAGCAACGGGGTTGTTGAAGTACTCGCCCTGCTGGGCGCGCACCGAGATCTTCGAGAGTATTCGGTCTATCTGCTCTTCGGTATTCTTCTGCGGCCAGGTGCTGCGTCCTTGCCTATCACGGATGTTCACCACATCCCAACTGTTGGCGAGCGCGCCGGCGCGCGTTATGCAGCAGTCTTTGGCGATTATGTTACCACACCAAAGCACCAGCGTGGGCTCGGATATGGAGCGCGTGGGGTACAAAGCCTGTTCGGCCCATTGCCACTTCTTATCTAGTGTTACTGGGTTTCGGCAGTCCTCGTCGGTGTCATAGTCATCGAAGTACAGCACGTCTGGGCGGATGGCCTCGTTGCGCATACCACGCGGCGCAGAGCCTGCACCCAGGGCGATGAACTTCGCCCCGCATGCGCAGGTGAACTCCTTGTCGGTCCACGCGCCGACGGTTTCCTGCTTGCCGTAAAACTGCATCAAGCGCGCGTTCTTCTCGAAGTTGGCCTTATAGGGCGCAAGCAGGCGTGTGGCGGCATCGATGGTGGCCGCAGCCAATGCCACAAACCGCTTGCGTTTGGTGAGCGTTAGGTACATCAGCACGAACATTGCCACGGTGGACTTTGCCAACTCGCGGCTCCATGACAGCACCTCGTACCACTCGTCATTGGCCACGATGCGCCGTATGGCCTTAATATGGAATGGGGCGAACTCGTACTTGGCGTAGGTCGGGAAGAAGTATATGATCCACGCCACGGGGTCGGCCTCGAGTTCCGCCCTCTTCTTGTCGATGTCGTAACGTGAGAGACTCTCGTCGACGTCGATGTCCTTGGCAAGGCCCTCGTTATACCTACGCCAAATCTCCAATGCCTGTTTGTCCGACAGCCTGTTCATGCCTTACCTCTGTTTGCTTGGTCCTTGATGAACGCGTCAAAGAGTGTGTTGAACTGTTTTGCCGCTTCTATGTCAAGCGGGCGTAGCCATGAAAGGAAACGCATGGCCACGGAGACACAATCGGGCACGCCGATGTCGGCTTCAAGTTTCTTGATCGCCCCAGCCAGTTTGGCCAGCGCATCGGCCTCAGGGGGCGTCGCATAACGTTGCCCATCATCGCGCGCGGCGATAGCGTTGTTAATCTCGATTATCTGTCTGCTCCATTGTGAGATTATCTGTGCGGGGGTGATGGCCACGGAAGCTTTCAGCGTGTCCCAATTCTCCGCCTTCACCCAGCGGTTTACCGTCTGGCGCGTGGTGCCCACCTTGTCGGCAATTTCTTCTTGTGTATAATTCCCGTCCAGGTACAGCGACTTGGCGATGCCCTTCTTGTCAATGTTTGTCCTTGTCATTCCTTTTCCTTTTTGCATTTGCAAATTTCCTGCTTTTTCGCCAATGAATAAAATTGCCTTTTCGCCATATCTAGCTGAACGGCAATGATGTGCGTTCAGTTTCCTATGGCGTAATCGCGATTTTTCGGGTTCGTTTTTTCAGTTTAATTTTGCCGAAAAATCAAAAGACGGTGCAAAAGAAATTCTTCAATATAATCCCAGGTGACGGAGAGGTCGCCATACTGCTATACGGCGACGTAGGCGACGGGCAGCGCGTGGACAGTGGGCGCGTGGTGGCCGAACTTATGGCACTGCAAACGCAGTACTCCAAAATCGACGTTCGTATCAACAGCCGCGGCGGTGACGTGTTCAGCGGCATCGCGATATATAATGCTCTGCGCACGAGCAAGGCGGACATTACCGTCTATATTGACGGAGTGGCGGCGAGCATCGCGGGCATCATCGCGCTGTGCGGCAAACCCCTGTACATGTCGCCATACGCAAAATTGATGCTGCATGCCGTGAGCGGCGGCACATGGGGAAACGCATCGGAGCTGCGCCAGATGGCCGAGGTTATGGAAAATCTACAAGGCGATCTCGCCTCGATGATTGCCGGACGGTGCGGGATGAAGAAGGACGAGGTACTGGCCAGGTACTTCGACGAGAAGGACCACTGGATTTCCGCACAGGAAGCACTCTCGATGAAACTCATCGACGGCATATACGACATGGACGACGAGGCGGTGAACGCCGGCTCGACCGATGAGATATATACATATTTCAACAACAGGCTGCAAAGGCAGCCACAAAACAAAGACAAAGGAATGGCACTATTGGAATCATTGAAGGGCATCCCCTCGTTCGCCAACTTGGCCGACGAGAATGCCGTACTCGCGCACGTTCGCGAATTGGAGAACAAGGCCGCCAAGGCCGATGCCCTAACGCAAGCCGTGGAGGGCTACAAGAAGAAGCTGCAGGACGTTGAGGATAAGGAAATCGCGGCCGTCGTGGACAAGGCGGTTGCCGAACGCCGCATCACCACCGAGCAGAAGGACAATTTCATGGCGTTGATGAAGACCGACCGCGAAAATACCGAGAAACTGCTGGCCAGCATGAAAGCTCAGCCTTCTCGCCGCATCGTCGATGTGTATCGTGAGAACGAGGGAACCCCCACAACTTTGGCTGACATGAGCTGGGACGAGCTGGACAAGGCAGGCAAGCTCTCGGAGCTGCGCAATGCGGATTTGTCAGCGTTTAAGTCTAAGTACAAGGAGAAATTCGGATTGGACTACAAGGAATAAACATCATTAGAACAACATTAAAACGACATTAGAATGGCTTTGAACATCAGTATCTGGCAAACTACGCTTGTCGAGAACTTCTACCCCGACAATAGTTTCGCCTCAAAATCGGTGGACGACTCCACATTCGTCAATGCACATAAGGTGATCATCCCCAACGCGGGAGCTCCATCGAAGGTGCAGAAGAACCGTACGGTTAAACCTGCGACGGTGGACCAGCGCACGGATAACGCCCTGGAATATGAGGTCGATGAACTAACCACCGACCCCATCTACATCCCGCACATCGACACGGTGGAACTATCGTATGACAAACGAACTTCCATCATCAGTAACGATCGCGCTCAGCTGCAGAATGTTGCGCACGAGAACCTGCTCGAGCGTTGGGGTAAGGGCGTGCCTGCGTCCAACGTGCTGCTTACCACCGGCACGACGGAGCGCGACGCTCACACCTCGGAGACGGCCACGGGTAAGCGCAAGCGCATTACCAAGAATGACCTGTTGGCCATCATGACGCGCATGGACGCGGACAACGTGCCCGAAGAGGGGCGTTACCTGCTGCTTGACGCGCACATGTATGCCGACCTGCTGGCTGATCTATCGGAGAGTGACAAGTGGATGTTCCAGAACTCGGCTGATGTGCAGCGCGGAGTCCTGGGCAACTTATGGGGCTTGAACATCATGAAGCGCAGTAAGGTCCTTCGTGTGAAGAACGACAAGGCACTGCTTCCCTGGGGGGAGGATGCCGTTGCAGGCGAGCTGGCCGCAGCTTTGGCATGGCACGACAAGTCGGTGAGCCGTGCCCTTGGAGAAGTGAAGATGTTCGATTCGACGAACAATCCGATGTATTATGGCGACATCTATTCGTTCTTGCTCCGCACGGGCGGTTCCGTTCGCCGTTATGACAAGAAGGGTGTTTACCTGCTCGCGGAAGCGGCTAAGTAAAGAAAGGGCTGAATTATGTTACCAAGAATTAAGATTCAGTTTTTAAACGGGCAGCTGGGCACCGTGGGCGAAAGCCCCGACGGCCTGTTCGCCCTGGTGTGCGGGGCGGCCGCCGTGACCAAGACGATGGAGCTTGACAAGGCCTACGCGCTGCGCTCGTTCGACGACCTGGCGAAGCTGGGCGTGACGGCCGAGAACAACCCCCGCCTGCATAAGCACGTGAAGGAGTTCTACACCGAGACCGAGGAGGGTACGAAACTCATCATCTTCCCTGTGGACAAGACGAAGACGTTCACCGAGCTGCTCGACAAGGACACGGGCCTTGTTAGGGAACTCGTTACGGCGCAGAACGGTGCGTTGCGCGGCATCTTCGTGGCCGGCGACGGACGCGAAGCCACCCTCACCACCAATGGGCTGGATGATGACCTCTTCACCGCCTTGCCCAAGGCGCAGCAGCTGGCCGAATGGGCCACGACGCAGCTCTACGCCCCGCTCTTCATCGTCATCGAGGCTCGCGGTTACAAGGGCGGTGCTGTGAAAGACCTGCACGGCGAGGCCTACAATCGCGTGGGCGTGCTTATCGGCGACACGGTGAAGGCATCCGAGGGCGCGGCAGTGGGCGTAATGGCCGGGCGACTGGCCTCCGTACCCGTGCAGCGCAACATCGGCCGCGTTAAGGATGGTGCGCTGAAACCAGTGGCCATGTACCTGGGTGACAAGCCTGTGGAAGAGAACGCCTCGGCCGTAAGCGACCTATACGATGCCGGCTACATCACCCCGCGCAAGTACGTGGGCAAGGCCGGCTACTTCTTCACCGACGACCGCCTGGCGTGCGTCCCCACCGACGACTACGCCCACATCACCGCGCGGCGTACCATCGACAAGGCCTACCGCATCGCCTATGCCGCACTGCTCGACCTGATGTTGGACGAACTCCCCGTGAACGAGGACGGCACGCTGCAGCACGGCATAATTATGGCTTGGCAACAGATGATGGAGAATGCCGTCAACCGCGCCATGACGGCGCAGGGCGAACTCTCCGCAGATGCCGAGGGTGCGGGCTGCAAGGCTTATATCGACCCCAAGCAGAACGTGTTGGCCACATCTAAGGTGGAACTCACGCTAAAGGTGCGCCCCTTCGGATACGCACGCTACGTGGACGTGAAGCTGGGATTCCAGGTTGAAACGGCAGGTAAGTAACATTTCGTGGGTGGGCATCGCGCCCACTCACCTCACACTTCAAACTAAAAGGCAATGTTCAACAGCAGAGAATACGAATGGGCGGACATCTCCGTAGTGATGGGCGGACGGCCCGTTACCGGCATCCGCGGCATCAAATATAATATCAAGAAGGAGAAGGAGCTGCTCTACGCCAAGGGCAACCGTCCGCACGCGGTGCAGAGCGGAAACTACGATTACAGCGGTGAGATAACGCTGCTGCAGAGCGAATACCTCGCCCTGCGCGAGGCGGCCAAGGGCGATATTCTCGCCGCCCAGCTCGATGTGGTGGTGTCCTACGGCAACCCCACCCGCGGCGACGCCATCACCACCGACATACTGGTGAGCGTGGAGTTCACCGAAGATAATACTGAATGGAAACAGGGGGACAAGTTCCAAGAGAAGACCATCCCCTTCGTCTTCATCGATAAGAAACAGGCGTAAAACCAAACACCGAGATTATGAAATATACGAAACAACAGATAGAGGAGTGGAAAGCCAAGCACGGCGAACTCTTCGAAATAACTGTCGAGGGCAAGAGCTGTGTACTGCACCGCCCCACACGCCAGAACCTGAGCTACGTCAGCGTGTTGACAGATCCCGTCAAGATGACCGAAGTCATGCTCAACCAGCTCTGGGTGGCGGGCGATGAGGAAATCAAGACAAGAGACGATCTCTTCCTCGCAGCAAGTCAGAAGATGCAAGAAGTGTTGGAGGTTAAGGAGGCCGAGATAAAAAAGCTCTAGAGGACGCCGATGTGGACATCTCCGACGGCGTGGACGTCCTCTTCTTCAACACCGTGATGCGTTATTATCTACACCTCGACCCCGATACGCTTTCGGACGAGGAGTGGGCCCACACGTACAAGTACCTAGGCGAGATTAGAAAAGCGGAAGCAAAAGCGAAAGGCGATGGATAATGTATTGAAGTTCCTCATCAAGCTCAAGGCCGACAAGGGCAATGTCGTGTCGGTGGCCAGGCAGACCGAACAGCAGCTGGATGCCATCAACCGAAAGGCATCGGTTGTCGGGCGCGGCTTGCGAAAGGCATTCTCGTTCGACGGATTCAAGGGCGCGCTCATGTCGATACCCGGCATGCAGTTCCTGATGAACCCCTACACCATGATTGGCGCGGGCGTCGGGGCGATGGTTCGGCTGGGCGCGCAAGCGGAGAGCGTGAACGTGGCCTTCACCACGCTGGTGGGCAGCGAGCATAGGGCCGCCGAGATGCTTGGGCAGATCAACGACTTCGCCGCACATTCGCCCTTCGGCAAGATGGACCTCACCAAGTCTGCGCAGACCATGCTCAACTTCGGCGTCGAGACGGGCAAGGTGTTGCCGCTGCTGCGCCAGTTGGGCGACATATCGGGTGGTGATAAGGACAAAATGTCGGCCTTGTCGCTGGTGATGGGCCAGGTGTCAAGTACCGGCTACCTGATGGGTCAGGATCTGTTGCAGTTCATCAACGCCGGGTTCAACCCCATCCAGGAGCTGTCCCAGATGACTGGCATATCCGTCGACAAGCTCAAGGATAAGATGGCCAAGGGGCAGATAACGTACCGGAATGTGGAACAAGCCATAGCCCACGCCACGGGGGCGGGCGGCAAGTTCAACGGCATGATGGATAAGCAGAGCCAGACGCTCTCGGGCAAGTTCAGCACGCTGATGGACACCGTGCAGCAGGGCGCAATAGACCTATCGCAGAGCGTTAATACGCCCATTGCCGAGGTTGTGGACAAGATAACGGCGGCCATCCCCAAGGTATTCGCCGTATTTCAATCCGTGTTTTCGGCCATATCCTCAGGCATCGGGTTCGTTGCCCGCTTCCGCACGGCGTTCATGCTGTTGGGCGGTGCGGTGCTCACGGTGTGGGCCGTCTTCCGCACCTACACGATGGCATTGGCCGCTTACCAGGCCGTAACCACGCTGGTGACGGCGGCAACGAAGATATGGACGGCCGCGCAGTGGCTGCTCAACGTGGCCATGACGGCCAACCCCATAGGGCTTATCGTCGTGGGTGTGGCCGCGCTCATCGCCATCGTGGCCTACTGCTGGACGAAGTTCGCCGGTTTCCGCGCATTTCTCATCACAATGTGGGATGTTTGGCGCAAGTTCGGCGATCTCATCAAGACCTATGTCGTGGACCGCATCAAGGAGCTTATCCGCGGCGTAGGGCTGCTCTCAAAGGCGTTTTCCAAACTCTTCTCGGGCGACTTCAAAGGCGCGGCCGCCGACTTTGCCGCTGGCATGAAAAACGTCTCAGGCGTAAACAGTGCGGTGTCCTTGGTAAAGAACACCGCAGCAACCGTGCGCGGCTTTGGCGGTTCATACCAGAAGAACCTGGCGGCAGAACGTGCCAAGGACAAGAAGAAGGAGGGGAAGAATAGCGAACGCTCGGCCATCTCAACGCCAGGGCTAAAAGGCAGTGCGGCTGTCGGGGATGTAGTGTTCGGCGCAGGCAAGGGCAAAGACAAGGCCGGCAAGGGCAAGAAAGGCCGCCGTTCGGCCGAGGAGATCGCCACAGGCGGCGGGCGCCGCCCCCGCCCCCC